ACGCAGCATTTGACTACCACCGAGTGACCAGATCTGACTCCAGAGCAGCGGGGTGTTGATGCGCACGCCGCCATACCACTGCCCGTTCAAGAACTCGCGCTTGGCATAGACCAGCGGAATTGGATCGCCAAGTGGTGCGACATCTTGAACTGCCTCGAAGCCGTAGGTAGGGGCGAATGCACCAGGGGAGTTCAGTGTGTCGCCTTGACGCTGACGTGTGGTCAGCTCACCGCGCTCGCGCTGCTGCGGTGGGCGTGGGGCCAGGAGCAGCGATACCACGGTGAGGCCAACGCCGATCACGAGATTGACGATGCCGAGGATTACAGCAGTCTCAAGGCCCGCCACCACTGCCGGCTGCGGACCTTCGGCAGCGCGGCGTTGCACCTCTGCCTTGTACCACCGCATCTCGTCTTCGGTGAGCCCGAGCAGCTCAGCGATGTAGCGATCCTGCGGTAGCAATGGTGCAGTCATTTCCAGTCGTACCAAGTGAACTTGCGCAGCATGTTTGCCGGCAACCAGCGAACACCGCGTTTATGGCTGACATGCAAGAGCCCGCCGTCAATCATCACCGCAGTTCCGATTTGATCGGGCGTCTCAAACACTGTAAAGGCACCATCAAACGGCGGATCAACAGGGTTGAGGTGGGGCGCCAGCAGCAGGTGGACCTCGCGGTAGCTTTCGCTGAGCGACAGTGAGATCAACGTCTGCACGGCGGCTTCGTCGGGCACGGGCAGTCCAAGGCTTTCGCGGACGCGCACCACCATCAGCAGGCAGTCGCAGCCATCCTCACGAGCAGGATCAGCGCCAGTGACATGCGGCTTGCCGATCCAGCGCTGCCAAGTCATGAGATCACCAGCGTGCCCGAGCTTGGGACACGTCCCACCAGCGAGCGCGACAGGAAGCGCCCAGGGCCGCGCCGTGTCGCATCGCCGGGGCCGCGCAGGATGAAGGTGAGCATCTCTTGGTCGTGCGTGAAGCTGCCGATCACCCACAGCTCACGGGAGATCGCGATGCCCTCAGATAGCGAGGCGATGTTGATCTCCTTGGTGGTGACCTCTGCGATGTAGCGGTTGTCGGCGGCTTCTTTGGCGTAGTTCAACGAGATGGCGTTGACCGGTGTTACGAGATTCGCCTGCGAGCGCTCGCCTGCAGTTTGACCTGCACCTTGGCCGTAGCCAAAAGGCAAGAAGTCAGCCGTGCGATCAACAAAGAAGTTTTGCCACAGCGGGCTGCGTGTGGCGAACGTATCACGCTCTCTGAACTGCACGTAGTTGACAGTTGCGACTGACATCAGATGCCCACCCGCTTGCGCGTCTTGACACTATTCTGCAGCGCTCCGATTGCAAGCTCGCGCCCACGCAACGCCGACTGCGCCGCCATGCGCTCAGCTTGATCGCGTGTGACGTATTCCACGTTGTTGATCACTTGCGACTCATACTTGATGTTGAGGTTGCCGGGTGTTGATGCCATCTGCTCAATGCGCTCGCGTTCGTAGCGACGTTCGGCTTCCATCTGCTGCGTCATGACCTGCGTGCGATTTTCTTGCAGCCGTTCCACTTCACGCAAGGATGCGCGGTTATCGGTGGCTGCTGCCGCTGGATCATCTGATGCTTCGTCGATAGCAGCGGTGAAGCCAGTGGTCAGCGAATCTAGGAAGGCGCGGTTGTCGGCAATCTGCACGCCCATCTTGCCGTCAGTGCCACGCTGCAATGGCATGACCGCTTCGGGGCCAGCTTCGCCGATGATGGCGTTCGTTGGCCCGGTGACCATGCTGCCGGTGGCGTTCAATTTGGGCAGGCTGAACCCTTGCGCAAACCCACCGCCACTTGGCATCTGGTACGGACCAGCGCCGCCGAAGCCAAAGCTGCCGCCGCCGCCTAGCGCCTTGAGCAAGGTTTGGAACGTGATCATCGCAATCTGCTTGGCGATGATTTGCACGGCCATGCTGATAAATGCCTCGCCGATTGCCTTGAACGTATCAGCTAGCGCCTGCTCGGTGCTCTTAGCGCCGGTTGCGATGTCTTGGAATGCTTGACCGAAGGCATCACCGATTGCATTTGCACCGGTGACTGCCATGTTGATCGGATTAGTCAGTGCATCCAACTCGGCGCGATATGCGGCCATCTGCTGCTCGGCGGGGCTGACGCGCAGATCAGGCAGTGATGGATCGAACGCACCGGCGCCGCTTGGCATCTTGTCTTGTGGTGTCAGCCCAGCACGCTTGAAGAACTCGTCGTTCTGCTCCTTGAGTAGCTTCAGCCGTTGCTTCTCTAGGTCAATGGCCGTTTCCATGCCGGCCATCTCAAGATCAGCAAGCGCCTTGGCTTCCATCGCTTGCCGCAACCGTTGATCGGTGACGTCACCGATTGACTGCTGGTACTGAACCAAGATCTGCTGTTCGCGCTCTACGCCGCGAAGACGAATCGCCAGCTCTTCATTGCCGGCCATCTCAGCTTCAGCAATGCGACCGCGAAGCACTGCCAACTGCTGCGTAGCCTGCGTCTCAATCTGCAACCCACGGATCCGGGCTTGAATGCGAGCCTCTTCCGCCGCTGCTTTGTCGGCTGCGGTCTTGCCGCCGCTGCGGGTGCGGCCGCCGCCATCGAGATTGAGTTGCTCTTGCGGTGTTGGCGGTGGCGTTGGTATTCCGGCTTGCTGTTGCGTGCGCGTAGGCAGTGCCAGCACAGCCTCAGCTCGACGCACGCGCTCTTGCAGCACCGGGCGACGACGGCCGGCTTGCGCGGTTGTCGGCACGCCGAACACTGGCGCCAGTGGGCCGAGCAGCGTCTGAGCCGCAACAGTGCCAGGATCGCGGTAGCGACGTTGCTCTTTTCTCGCTGCCTCTAGCGTTTGCCGCGCTGCCGCCTTTTGATCAGCTGTTGCACTGCCGCCATAGATCGCAGCCGCTCCACCGCGTGCACGCTCACCGCGAAGCTTGCGGACCTCGGCGGCGGCAGTCATTGCTTCCTGCAGCCCAGTGACGATCAGATTGATTCCGACCGTGATCACGCCGAAGGCTGCAATGCTGCGCAGCACGCCAGCTAGCGCAGTTCCTTGGGTAGTGGCTGTGGCCATTGAACCTTGCAGGTAGCGCATGTTCATGGTCAAGCCGGAAGCGGCAACGGCGGCAGTGCCAGCACCGGTTGCCGTTGCCGCGAACATACCAATCAACGCAACCCGCAGTGCGATGATTCCTTCAATTGCCTTTTTCAGTAGCAGCAGCTGAGCCACTGCCTTGACCACTTCGGCGGTTGCCTTGAGAACCGGCTGCGGGACTGCGTTGAATGCAGCCGCAAAGCCATTGACCGCGCCTGTGATGTCACGAATAACCACAACAACAGTTGGGCCAAATGCCTTGCCTAACGCTTCGCTGAAATTCTTAAACGCGGTATCTAGAGACTTGAGGGTATTCTCTAGACTGCCTCTCATCTTCTCAAAGTCAGCCTCAGTTTTACCCGTGGCACCGCCCAATCCTTCAAGGATCATGCGATAATCCTTACCGGCTTTTGAGTTTGCGGCTAGCACGCCCCGCAATGCTTCCTGTGATCCGAGCAGTTCTGCAACTGCTGTCTTATTTGCGTCTTGCTTTTTGCTTAGATCCTGAAGCAACCCAGAGAACCCTCTGCTTTGCAGTCCGGCGACGTTCCACTGAATGCCGAGAGCTTCTGCTGCCTTTTTGCTTTGCTCTGTTGGCTGCAGCAGCGTGGCTAGCGCAGCGCCAAGGCCCGTAAACGCAACCTCGGCGGTGGCACCGTTCTTGGTTGCTGCTGCGATGAATGCATTGATCTCATCAATGCTTACGCCGGCCAGTGCAGCGATTGACGCGACACGGCCGAGTTGACTTGTGTAGTCAGACCATTGAACCTGGCCAAATTCAACCGCTTTGCTAATGCTGTCGGTGACCTTGATTGCATATTCACCACTCAGGCCATAGGCATTCAGCGTCTTGGTGGTTACTTCAACCACACTTGTGACATCCACCAATCCACCAACGGCAGCCTTGGTTGCAGCTTCTACGATTCTGAGATTGGCGCTTGTTTCGGTAAATCCAGCCGAGAGAGCTTGATAACTAGCGGCTGCAAGTTCAGCTTTATTTGCAACACCTTCCAATTGCTTGCTGAGATCGCCAAGCCCTTTGTCCAGCGCCGCTACATTGCCGCCAACGGTGCCAAGTCGCCGTAGGTTTGTATCTAGCTGTTTGACATCAGCGATAACTTGCGAGATTGCAAAGCCAGCGCCAAATGCCGCTGCCGCTTGCTGGAGCGCACCAAACGCCTTCTGGGTTGCCTGCGCCTGAGTTGATACCTCGCGCAGCTTGCCAACTGCACCCCGGCTGTCAACGTTAATAGCGACGTTGGCAACTACGCTCACAGCTGACAGCCTCCTCTTGCCATCAGTCTAGGAGCTGCTACCATACGCAAGCGGCCCGGCTTTTGCCGGGTGTGGATCCAGTTCCCTCTGGCCTGAGAAACGAGAGGGGAGCTGGGACAACAGAAGGGGCTTCGGCCTTTTCAGCTGAGGCCCCGGTTGCACCCGGGGCCTTTCGCTATCGCCGCCGCTTCATCGCTTTTTCTTGTTCTTCATTTTGAACGGCAAAAAAACAGCTCCAAAGTATAAGTTCTTCCTGCGTAACTTGCTGGTTTAAAGCTGCAAGGCTCATGCCCAACTCTTTAGCAACGTTGAGTTGAAGCATGAGCCACTTGTCACGCCGCAGCTCATTTTGCAGTGCTTTTCATGTCCAGTTCCTCCACCTCCTCAGGGTTTTGGATCACGGCCAACATCATGGCCTGCAAATCAGAGTCCTGCACCTCATTGCGAAGCTCCGCGATCTCACCAGCTTGAAACAACCGCTTGCCGGTGTCGTCCATTGCTTTGAGCACCAGCAGGTTTAGCGCAAAGCCGTTGGCATCATCACCGCCGGGCATCTTCTGCGCCCGCTCGCGTTCGGCCATCGTGAGCGGTGCCACCCACATCTCCAGCACCGAACCATCGCTCAGCGTTACGGTGCGCTTAGTGGGCGTGAAGTTAGCAGCTTTCTTAAGGCGAGCGAGAGCCGAGGACATCGAAAAACAATGAGTTTGGCTCTACTTTAGCCATGAAAAAAGCCCCCGGCTAGCGGAGGCCTTCATTGCGCTGCCGGGATCAAGCGGAGGTGCTGAAGTCAAACGTCGGTACACCAGCCGGGCGGAAGGTGATCTCCACCTGCTGCGCATCGTCGGGGTTGATCGTTTGGCTGGCGGTCAGCAGCACTGCATCCATCGTGATCGAACGGCTGAGTGCTTCGCTGCTTTGCTTGTCGGTGTAAAGCCGAAAGGCACAACCGATCTGCTGGCGGCGCAGCACGTCTTCCACCATGCGGTTTGACAGCGCTGCATCCTCATTGGTCACGAAGATGGTGGCGGAACCGGAGCCATCTGCAAAGCCAGGGATGTAGGCGCGGAACGGTGCGTAGGTGCCGACAGCTTGGCCGATGCTGGTCACATCAATCTCAGCGCGGCTGATCTCAAACGACCACGACTGCACCTGCCCGACAGCAGCGAAGTCGGCATAGGCCACCTGAAACTCATTCGGTGAGGTGATGGTGCCAACGTCGGTGATGTCCAGTGCAGAGCCGCCTTCAGTGGCACTTACCTTTAGCACGCCAGTGGCCTCGGCGTAGCTGATCACGTAGTAGGTGGTGGCAGCGGTGATGCCAGCCGGCAGCGTACCGGTGCCGGTGCCGCCGGTGGAGCTGTTGACCACCGAAAACACCACCGGATCGCCAGCCTTGAAGCCA